ATTCGCGTGACCCGTGGGCCGGAACCTGAGTGGTATGATGCGGCATTGAGTGTAAATCGTGGGCCAGAAGGCAATATGACATGGGCTCTGAGCCGGCAACAACTAGAAAGATCCAAAATTCATGCCAGCGAAACTGCCTGGATTGGTACTCAATTTGACGCAGTTATTGATAACAATGCTGACGGATTAGACAATCTTTACAGCCAAGTCAAACGTCTGGTTCAAGATCTCCAGGCACCCAAGGGCGATCTAGTCGCTTGATTTCCTCTACACAGTTTAGGCATATAGTTTTTAAATTGCGTAGTCCTGTGTTGTGTTGATTACCATCTACATGATAAACTAGCAGTTGGCTAGCATATCTTGATCTAAACCCGCAACGATCACATGCGGGTTTTTTCTTGTAACCTGCGGTTTTCCATCTTGCTTCGGGAATCTTAATCCCACGGTTTTTAGCAATACAATAGCCACATCGAGTTCTATAGTGTGCAACATCGTCACGGTAGTAGTTTACAGCACTGGGTCTTTGTTTGCAACTTTGACAAATAGGGCGAATCATGGTATATTTATAGAGAAAACCTTTGCCAAAGGCCTTAACAACTCCATTCTTTTTGTCTTTTATTATAAATATTAACAACTAGAAAAAAGGATTCACCATGGCACTATTATCCCCAGGCGTACAAGTTACAGTTGATGACCAAAGTCAATATATTCCAGCTTCGGTCAACTCAGTCCCTTATATTTTACTCGCTACTGCCCAGAACAAAGTTTCCGGCACAGGAGTAGGCGTTGCTGCTGGAACACTACAGGCCAATGCTAACAAGGTATACCTGATTACCAGTCAACGTGATTTGTCGGCTACATATGGCGTACCATTCTTTTATAAAACCACAGCCGGCACACCGATCAACGGTTACGAGCTGAACGAATACGGTCTATTGGCTGCTTACAGCGCATTAGGCATTACAAATCGTGCATATATTCAACGGGCCGATGTTGACTTGGCAGCACTTACAGCCAGCCTGGTTCGCCCTACTGGCACTCCTCCTAACGGAACTTACTGGTTAGATACTGCCAGTAGTTTATGGGGATTGTTCCAATGGAACATTACCACAAATGCATTCACCAATCAAATTCCATTGGTAATTACAGATACAACACAGCTTGAAACAGATTCAACTGTTCCATTGCAAAGTATTGGATCCATTGGTGACTATGCTATCACATCAACCAACGTTAATAATCCTGGTTATTTTAAGCGTGGTGGTCCAACTACCAGTCAAACATCAGCTACAGATTTGTCTGACTACTACAACACTTGGGTAGAGGTTGGCAGCGACAATTGGAAAACAGCATGGCCTACAGTGCAAGGAACCTTGGCTCCAGTTTCATTGACTGCTGGAAATACATTCTTTGTTAACGGTGAGCTAATTACCGTTCCTGTTAGCCCTAATAACACAGTACAAGGTGTCAGCAATGCCATAAACTCTGCTGCCATCACAGGTGTTTATTCTGCTTTTGTTGACAGCAAGTTACAAATTTATGCCAACAGCACAGCTGAAGCTGATGGTAGTACTGACTTGTCAAATGGTATTGTTCACATTACCACCGGTGCAGGCACTGTACTAACTAATTTAGGCATCACTGGCAATCAAACCTATTATGCTCCTGCATTTTTAGCAGCTCCAAATTACTCAGCACCACGCTGGAGAAGCACCGACGATCAACCAGAACCAACTGGTTCAGTATGGCAACGTACCAACAGTGTAAACTTAGGTGCCAATTTGGCAATGAAGAAATACAGCACAGTGCTAGGAACATATGTTCAACAAAGTTGTGCCCTCTATTCCAATGATAGCACAGCCATTTATACCCTAGATCCTTCAGGTGGCGGCAAAAACATTGTGGCTGGTACAACAGTTGCACTGACCAATCCTGAGTACAACACTCCTGCTACACTGGGACTTGAAATTTTTGAAAGATACTCAGCTGGAACAATGATAGTAACAGGTAACACAACATCTCCTGGCCCGTTTGTTAACGGCAATACATTTACTATTAATGCAACTGTTCCAGGACAAGCTGCGCTTGGCGGTGCAGTGACTGCCACGTTGGCTGGAACTACAGTAGCAGACTTCCTTACAGCAGTTAGTGCTGCAGTTGGTAGCTCTACATTTGCATCTTATGTAACCGCCACAGTTGATAGTGCTGGTGCTATCGTGTTTACTCACACTGCTGGCGGAGATATTGTATTAGATAATACCGCTGGTACTCCGGTTAATACCGCAGGTTTTGTTCCAGTGATCAATACTGATCCTGCTACAGAATTCTGCCGTGCTGGTGCTGACGGTTCTTTGATACTTAGTTATTGGGTAGGTACACCAACCTTTACTTACACAGCCAGTTCAACTGGGCCAGATCAAGATCCAGACACTGGAACTTACTGGTATTATTCAGCTACAACACAAGCTGATATTATGATTCAGAATAATGGCGCATGGTACGGTTACCAAAACGTAACCAACGATGTACGTGGTGACAACTTGAGTAATACCAATGCCGCTGGTCCTATATTCAGTACTACAGCTCCAACTACTCAAACTAATACATCGCAAAGCCCATTAGTGTATGGCGATTTATGGATTGACACAAGCGATTTAGAAAACTATCCAGTGATCAATCGTTGGAGTAATGTTGAAGGTTCTGATCAGTGGGTACAGATCAACAACACTGATCAAACCACAGAAAATGGTATTGTATTTGCAGACGCTCGTTGGGCACCTAATGGTACAACCAATCCAATCACAGACAATATTCCAACAATTAGTAGCTTGTTAACCAGTAACTATTTGGATCTTGATGCACCAGAGCCTACATTATATGCTCAAGGTACACTGTTGTGGAACACACGCAGAAGTGGATTCAATGTAAAATCATTTGAAAACAACTATTTTACCACTGCTGCTTTTAACATAGACATCTATAGTTCCACAGCAGTATATACATACAATAGTTTTGTTAACTACAACGGTGTGATTTATGTTTGTACAGTTACACCTCCAGGCTCAGGATATGCACCTAGCAACACCAACTATTGGGCTGCAATTGAAACCAATACTTGGATTACTGCCAGTGGTAATAAAAATGATGGTTCTCCATATATGGGGCGCCAAGCTCAACGTAGTATTATTGTTGCAGCTCTTAAGAGTGGAATTGATACCAGTGTTCAAGTTCGTGAAGAACAGCGTCAGTTTAACTTGATTGCTTGCCCACAGTATCCAGAATTGATGCCTAACATGGTTGAACTCAACAATGATCGTAAGAACACAGCATTTGTAATTGGAGATACTCCATTGCGTTTAGGTCCAGACAGCACAGATCTTACTGCGTGGCAGACCAACAACGACGGTCTTGGTTTAACAACCAATGATGGCTTGTCAAGTTCTGATACATATCTTGGTGTATTCTATCCTAGCTGTCAAACCACAGATCTGTCAGGCAGTCCAGTGGTACAACCACCTAGCCACATGATGATCCGTACAATTATTCGTTCAGACGAAGTGGCCTATCCATGGTTGGCACCTGCCGGTACACGTCGAGGTGTAATTGACAATGCTGCCTTGATTGGCTACGTAAACGGCGTCACTGGAGAATTTGTAACCATTGGTGTAAATCAAACTGCAAGAGATGTGTTGTATCAATTAAATATCAATCCAATCACATTTGTTCCTGGTATCGGTATTGTTAACTTTGGAAACAAGACAGCTACAAATGTTACAACCGCACTGGATCGCATCAACGTAGCACGTTTGGTAGCGTTTATACGTGGTAGATTAACAGAAATTGGTAACACATACTTGTTTGAGCCAAATGATCAAATTACTCGTAACGAGATCACTAACACTATTAACAGTTTGATGATTGATTTAGTCAACAAGCGTGGTATCTACGATTACCTGGTAGTTTGCGATTTAAGTAACAATTCACCAGCTACTATTGATGCCAACGAACTGTATGTTGATATTGCAATTGAACCAGTTAAATCAGTTGAATTCATCTATATTCCATTGAGAATACAGAATACCGGAACAATTGCGTCTAGTATCAGTACTGTGGCCACTGCTGGTTAATACCATGGCAAACAATACCATAAATAAAGTATATAGGAGATAATACCATGGCAGTTTCATCGTTAACCAGAATGACAGTACCCTTGGCAAGTGATCAAAGCAGTCCAAGCCAGGGTTTATTAATGCCCAAACTCAAGTATCGCTTTCGCGTTACTTTGCAAAATTTTGGAGTTAGTACACCCGTTACAGAATTAACTAAACAGGTTATAGATTTTGCTAGACCCAGTATTAATTTGCAGAAATTCCAGTTCCTATCTACAACAGTACAATCAAATTGGCTGGAAAATATACCTGGGCGGACGTAGCATGCAATGTGCGTGATGATGCCGGCGGCCATGTATCTAGATTAGTAGGTGAGCAACTACAGAAACAGTTGGACTTCATGGAAATGGCCAGTGCTGCTTCTGGTATTGATTACAAGTTCTTAACTGTGTTTGAAGTGTTAGACGGCGGTAATGGAACTTCTACACCAGTTGCATTAGAAACATGGGAACTGTATGGTTGTTATCTCAAGAGTGTCAACTATAACGATTTCAACTATGGAACCAGTGAAGCCGCTACAATCAGCTTGACAATTACATATGACAATGCAAACCAAGTTGGTACAACAGGCGGTGTTGGAACCCTAGTTGGCCGCACAGTTAACGACGTAGCTACCGGCGCAGGACAAGCAGGCTAACACACATGGCCTTCGGTCAAGATTTCCTTAAAGGATTCTTTGGCGTCGATGGTTTAAAAACCTACGATCACGCCAGTAAAACATTTCAAACCAATGGCTTTGAACTTGCGCCACGGCAAAAGTTTTTATTCCACGTTTATTTTACCATAAACACTCAGCAGATTCCTGCTCTTCGCGGTGCCTTTCCCAATTCAGATAATGCACAAATTGGCCTCATGGTCAAGACTGCTCAACTACCATCATATACCATGGGGGTAGAAACTCTTAATCAATACAATCGTAAACGTCTGGCACAAACCAAAATTGATTACAATCCAGTGCAGATAGAATTTCATGACGACGGTGGCGATCTTGTACGTAACATGTGGTACAACTATTTTAAATACTACTACAAAGATCCTAGCCAAAAATACGACAACGTGTCCAACACTAATGGACAAATGGCCGCCATGATTGGAACGCCGGCTGGATTCAGTTACAATAATAGAGATATCTACGACAACAGTCGCGCAGTCAACGACTGGGGTTATATTGGTGAATCCTACAATGATGGCTACACCACACTAGATGGCACACCAAGTGGTAAACCACCTTTCTTCCGCGACATTCGCATTTATGGATTGAACCAGCGAAAGTTTGCTGAATATATTTTAGTCAATCCAATGATCACTGATTGGCAACATGACACATATGATTATAGTGCTGGCAATGGCATTATGAGCAACAGAATGACTATCAAGTATGAGACAGTCAAATACTACAGCGGAGCCATTGGCGGAGTCAGACCTGACACTAACGTGGTTGGATTTGGTGATCCTGCCTATTACGATACAGTACCTAGTGCGTTGGCCAGGCCCGGAGCCACTCAAACTGTGTTAGGCCAAGGCGGATTGCTGGATGCTGGAATTGGTATTATTCAGGATTTAGAAAGTGGCACAGTGGGCGGCCTAATAGGTGCAACACAAAAAGCCGGCACTGCTTATAACACATTCAAAAATGTCAATCTTAGAAGTGTAGTCAATGGTGATTTAAACAAGGCAGCCAACAATGTTATTCGTGGCGTACTACCCGGTGTACTGCGTGGAGCAAGTTCTTCACCTTTGACATCGCCGGTGGGTATACCCACACAACCGTTGACCTATGGCAGTGGCGGCATATTCTTTCCTACACCACCCGTTAGTACAACACCGGGCTAACCATGACCACAGTTAATGCTACCAACTACTCAATAGATCAAACCGTTAGAATTTTTGATCAATTTTATAACTATGCGGCCAACATACCATCACAAGAATATGACGCAGTGTTGAGTTATTTTAAAAGCGTGTTTACCACTACAGCGGCCGCGGAAAATTTTACCTCTAGTCTTTTTAGAGTAGCTGACGAGTCGGGCACCAGTGCAATGACTCTATTACAAACTTTTCAACAAACTGGACAAGCTGAACCGCAGATAACTATCCTAATGGCCTATTACCTTAACAGTGTGCG